TGCGATTCTGAGTAATATGATCTTACTTGAAACCCTCTAGCCCCGCCCTTTTGAGATCCCGTTGGAAATGGAATGACTCCTCGTTTCATTAATGATGGCATATATTTTTTATGACGATTAACTAAATCAGCAGTCTCTCTAACTGTGTATGCTCGTTCTCTTTTCTTTTTAAAATCAGAAACCAAACAACTTTCAATTTGATCTTTTGTAATATTATAAACAGACATAACCCCATTAGACTTATTGAGGTGGTGAATTCTTACAAGGTCTCCATTTAGAAACCAAACCTTTTTGTTACCTGGTATTACAGGTGACTCATTGTATTTTTCGCTCTCAATTGTTCCCTTTTTAGTAGCCATCGGCCCTCCTGAGAATTATTAGGTGGATGAAAAAATTTTCTTAATCCACAAAGAATACAGTATAGTTCTAGATTATTTATTTCTGTGTACTGTCGATCTATAAGCATTCTTCCGTTACATTTTATACATTTGATCACGAGGTAGGTTTTCCAACCGCTATGATATTAATTCCTATCGGAGTCTCTCCTCCAACATTAAACCTTGCAAATCCTTCAACTTTTGATGGTGTTATGCTGTTGATTGTAACTGTTACACCCTTTCCTGAATCTGTGGTGTTGTTATTGTATGGTGTGGCTGTTACAATTGGAGGATATGCAAACTGCTTCTTAAAGTCATGGGACCAAGCAATAGAGGTTCCTGCTGTTTGAAGTGATGCTGGCGTAACAGTTGTAAAAGCCGCTTCAATTTGAGCCTCAGAAGTTTTCATTGCTTGTGGACCTTCTGGTCCTTTAGTGTATACCCCAACCTCACCTTTTCTAGACTCGCTACCTAATTGACCGTATAATTCGTTAATAGATCTAACAATCTCATATATATAAGTAACATCTAGAGGTTGTCCACGCTCAGGTACAGGTAAAATTGGCATAATATAATTATACCAGATCCTTGGTTTGAGAATAGACTTCTAGGTGGTTAGTTCTTATTAGTGTTATTGGGTCAATTACGTCTGCAAGTACTGGGTTAATGGAAGAGATCTGAACAACCACTCTTACAGACTGCGTTCCATTTTTTAAAAAAGAATAATTATTTGAGGCAGTTGAATTTAAGTATGTTGGAGTTGCTCCATCAAAGCCGACAAAGATGTCATACGTTACTTGTGTTGATGCCTGACCTGTTGTCCAATTTACCAAGATAGTATTGCCTACTTGATTAATATCTCCTGGTCCAGCGACTAAAACATCAGATCCAGTGATAAATATTTTTGAGTAGGCAGACTTTCTATTTTTATCTTCCGAAACAATTCTAAATCTTATAACTCTTGAATTCGAAGAAGTTACTTTTCCAAGAAGTTCTTTTTTAATAACAACATTTTTAATTCCTTTATCTGCCACGACTAAACCCCCAAGGAGAATCTGAATTCAATATAGTTTGTTGTATTTGCTGCTTTTACAATTGGCTTTGATCCATCACTTCTAATTACAGAATAGCCAGTAAGTCCATACAAAGAGTTGGTTGATGTAATATTTTCTAATCTCAAACCATCTAAACAAACATAGAACAAGTCTGACGGTACTCCTGCTTCAGTTACACAGGAATATATTTTTGCTACAGTAACTTCTCTCCAGTCAAAGTTATCAGTCTTGTTTAAATCCTTTAACGCTTTTTTTACAATTAAGTATCTGTTTGTTGATAGGTTTCTATTGTCTGGTGATGTTCCAGCCGTGTACCCAAGATCGTCGATGTCTACTTCAAACCTAGCGTACTCTTGAGGAGTATCCGATCCTGTGTAAGAAAATTCTAAAAGAATCTTAACATTGTCTGGAACTGTATTTGCGCTAGGGCTTTTGCTTACAACAGAAAATGCTAGTCTAAGTTCATCAAGTGGACTATTTTTTGTAAAATCTACAGTTGTTTCGTTAAGCCTAATATACTTTGGCTGAGCGCCTATCTCTAATTTTCCTAAAGCATTTCTTGTTAGTGTAGAACTATTTCCAGCCATAGAAATGATGTTATTTAAAAACCTACATCTTTCATTTCTTGCTACTCTGTCTTCATTTGTAAAAATTCTATTGTCTGCGTTGGTTGCAAAAACAGGTGATGTTTGGTTTATAATTCCATTATCAGCATCTCCATCTAATGGGGCATATACAGGAAGGATTTCAATAGCAGAAGAATTAAAAGGCTGGTATAGCCAGTTGTCTGTGTCAGCAAAAGAGTAGACATTTCTACTATCAAAAGATCCAGCAACTGGGTTTGAGGCAGCAGAGAAGATTCCAATCTCTGTTATTTCATATCTTTCTTCTGTTGGTAGTTCTGCTGTTAGGACTACCTTATCTATACCGTCCTCATTTACAAATCCTCTGGAAATGATAGGGACACGAAACATCTCAAAGTCCAAAGAATTCTTTAGACTGTAGTCCCCAAAAGACCCGTCAGAAGCCAGTGGAGAGGCTCCACAGCCCACAGCAATGTGTGAGGCATATGATTGGGTCTGCCCTACAAGATACTTGGCTAAAAGATTTTTACCTATATTAGTTATCATTAATTTCCTCCACTATGTATTGTATCACTAAAAACATCTCCACTTGTCAATACCTGAACCTCTAACTGTTCATCATTCATAGTATTAATTAGGTTAATAACCAGGTCCCCTGTGATTGGGTCAATATATACAGACTTACAGTTTGGAGTTTTTGTCCATTTAGTTTTATCTTGCTCTTGTGGATTACTGAGTGGTGGGGATATAGTGTATCCAGTACCACACTCAGGAAGCCTATCAAAAATAGAAAAGGACAAAGATTTAAAGTAGGAGTCAGATGACTGAAGCCTTACAATATTGTTTGGGTTATATTGTAAATATAGATCTTGTAGATTTTTAATTGGAGAATAATTAACAGTTTGTCCATTTACTAAGTCATGTCTTGATATTGTTGATAGTTCATAGCCACCAACATCTTCAAAGATTAGGTCTGTCATTGTTTCAATGTTTAGAAGTTCATCTCCAAAAATAATTAAATCTGGAGTTGCAATTTTTACTGAAGTGTTATCTACTTTTACTGCTGCTTTTGGCAGTGCTGCTGCCGAATCAGTAGAACTACCTGTGCTAATCTTATCTGTCATTATACTACCTCACTTAAAAATAGTGTCATATCTGGTCCATTAGAACTTCTTGAAAAGTCAATGTTGTATACTACAAATCTGTTTTGTGGATTTGAGGCTATGCTTATATCATTTTCTACATAGTCTAAAGTAACTATGTCTCCAAGTTGGATGGTTGGAATTGGGAATATCTTAACTCCCAAAGACTTTCTGGGCTTTGATGTTTTTTCAACTATCCATTTCATAAGACCTACTGCCTCATCCTGTGACTGAATATATTGAGTGTCTAAAGAAAAATCTTTTTTACCGTATGTCATTCTGCTAAGTTTAATATCTTGATAGTCTTGTTTAAATTTAAAAGGATTGGAAATTAGTACATCTGATACAAACTGTGGATTTGATTCAAGGCTGTTCTTATTAAAATAATCGTCAACTGTAAGTTTGTTGCTAGACTGTTGTGTAAAAGTAATGCCCTGAATTCTTAAATAGTTTCCACTGGTTTCATCTAGGTTCAGTTGTGTATCTGTTGCATTAAATATTAAAAACTCTGCTCCATAAGATCCTGCTTTAAATCCAGATATAACATATCCCTTTACGTTATTAAATGTTGGAGAAATTTTTGCAGTTAGGGCTGGGTATGCTTTATCATATTTAAAATTAAATGCTGCTGCTTCCCTCATAATACTACCGAACTCTTCAAAGTATATGTTATATTTTGGAGGCTCTGAAGACCCTATCCCAGAAAGATATGTGCTTTGGACTAAACCACTCATTGCATACTTTCTCAATGATTCGCTTGCTGATATTTCACTGTCTCCAAAAACTGAATTAACTGGAGCACCAGTAGAAAATGTTGTATTTTGAGAATAGTTACCAGACAGCGCATAAACATTTTCAAACATTGCTCTGGCTGATCCTCTTGTAAATAATGCAACACTAGAATATTCTGGAAGTGGGTCTGTGTCATAGATAGTTTTTATCATTTTACCATTTAGGTATAAATAAAACTTACGCACCTTGCCTACATCCTCATATTCAACTGCTAGATCGTAAACTGTTGGATTTTCTTCTGCAAACATTCTAGACTGCCCAGTAAATCTTCCATCGTCTACTACAATATTGGCAAGCCCATCATACAAAACAACTGGAACAGCCTTACCACCATTTGATTTTATTTTGTAAAAAAATACATTACTAACTGAACGCAAATCATCTGAAGACAATTTCTCTAAGCCAAGTGCTGCTATCTCAAAATAATATCCTACGTTTGTAGAAGTATTCAGCATTACTGCTAAGCCAGCAGAGCCACCAGATATACTTATGTTCTTGTCTGGTGTAGATCCATTTACAACAAAATAAGCAGTTGATCCATTTGCAGTTTGACCTGAGTCTTTACCACCTTCTATCTTTCCAACAATTCTTAAGCGTGTTCCAAAATGTTTATATTTTTTATCTGGAAAAGATTTATGAACATAAGATATAAAGTTTCTTGGCTTTTCTTTTGTTGTAAAGTTTGGACCTGTTAAAGAAAGAGCAGAGGATTGGATTGAGCCTGCATGTGGTTTTGTTCCTGTTGTAATTTCTCCACTCATAACTGTTGACATAAAGTTTTTAATTAGTCCAGTCCTAGAAGAAGTTCTTGCCAAAGCATCAGAGGATATGTTAGCGTCTGTTGACTTTCCTGCAGCATCTATGGTTGTTTCTGGAACAGGAGTCTTTTTTTCAAACAGGTATTCTGCTGACATATAGCATCCCTTAACATTGTCATCAGATTTCCAATAATCAGATACGCCAGCAGAGTGTGCCACCACGGTAGTTCCAAACTGGCCTCTTCCGTGTTTTGCTACTGGACCATTTTTTAACCTTAGAATACCAGGCAACTCCTCATAGTTTGGCTCAGAGTAAATCCTGACTAAGCCAGTAGGATATATTTTTCCATTAAATGGCAATTTAGAGAAGTAGTCTTGATAGTCTTCTAAAGATGTTATCCAAACATTTCCATAACCGCTGACATTAAACTGAACCGCATCATACTTTATAATTTCTCCTTGTGAGTAAAAATATCCGTTATACCTTGTAATCCAGTATACAGATTCTCCAAGACTAAAAGTGTTATTAATAACCACATTGTTTTTTACAAATGGCACATCTGCTGTTAAATCAGAATTCAGTGGTATTGCACTAAGAGCATAGGCAGATTGATCATTTACTTCATTATTAATTGATCTTGTATTTTGTGTTCCAGCAACTTCCCAAAGAAGTGCAGGCTTATATATATAAACTCTTTCATCATCTAAAAGACTAGCCTGCCTTATAGATCCAACAGATCTTTGTATATGTCTTGTTGTATAGTTGATTGCGCCGTCATTGTAGACACTGTTTGACTGAGCAGACACCTCAATAACATTTGCCAACTTGTCAGTATCAGTAGGTTTATTTTTAATCTCTTTGTCTACAACAAAATCTTTTGTACCCTTAAGTTCAAATGTTGTTTCCCTTTGTTGCTTTGTTGGCATAAAATAATTTTTGCTCATCATTACAAAATTATTATATTCATCAAAGAACATTGCTGTTTGTGTAGATATGGCCAGATCCTGAAGAACTTCCGCTACGCTTTTATCTGGAGCAACAAAAAAATATGGTATAACTATTTCTTTTTCTCCGTCAACTCTTTTAAATGTATAGTTAGAAAACCCAATGCTATCCAATAAAAGACATACAGCAGAACTAACAGAAACTTGTGTCATTAGCATTTCTGGAGCAGTTATCGACTCCAAATACCAATACATGTCTCTTAATGCAAGTGATACAGTCTTGCCCATAAAATCTTGCTTAGGGAAAGCATCCGAGTACAATGTCTTTATTGGAACAAAATAGTCCCAGCCATTAACACCAACAATCACTTCATAAAATTTAAACTGAACATGCCTGTTTATATATTTTGCTATTATGCTACCCTTGCCAGTATCAAAAGAGAAAACGTTATTTTCATTAAATGCCTGATCATGATCAAAAATGTTTATGCTTCCATTAGAAGCAATTAACTGTCCTACTGGCAAACCACTTATTCCAAGGTCTGATGCACTCTTGTTAACTGAATACTCTAATGTTTTATCAGAAACATTTACAGCAAGTCTTGGGGAAATTTCGATTAGGTCAAAGGTAGAGTCTTTTACATTCATAGCGTCTACAACAAGTCTTACTCCAGAAATAAAGTCAAACTCTCTGAACTGATCCTTGCCATCTAGTGGTCTTGTAAATACATCTGGAGACGTTGCATCTGTTACAAAGTTTGTTAGTCTGTCTACTGTTTCATCCTGAACATACCAGCCATATTTTGGGGTTATAACTTCATACTCTGTCCCATTCCAAATATGGAAACTTCCTATACTTTTTTCATTTATCTTAATAAGATAAGCATATCCGACTACAGATTTTTCTGGTAGCAGACTAGCACTAGCATAAGTTTCTGCAAAAACAAACCTGGATCTCCACTCATCTGGAACTATAAGACCATAGGAAATTTCAACGTATCCGTCACTTTTAATAATTGCAGAACCATCAAGCCTTGTAACTGAAGGACTAAAAGATATGACATCTTGCCAGTTTCCATCCTTTAAGAATTGAATCTTCCAATTGCTTGGTGTCTTTTTGTTTAAATCTCCAAAAAATACGTCTGGCTTTGATCCTGTTGGAGAAGAGAATGGTCCTAGGTTTTCTATTCCTGTGTGAGTTTGCATTTTAATAACAAGCCTATTTGTTGGAACTTGTTCTTTATAAACAACAAAAGGACAAGCATCTTCTATAGAGTTTTGAGACCCTCTTATGTTTGATGCAATTCCGTATTCTTTCCCTGACTCTGTTCTGTAAGATGTCCAGTATTTAAACTTATCATTTTTGTCTGGCATATAATATCTTGGTCTGTCTGCCATAAAAAGATTTGGGTGATGTAGTTTTCCATTTTCAAAATACACAGCCTTGTTAATTCCAGATCTTGGTCTAAATTGTTCAAAGCATGACTCTAAAGAGTAAAGAGTCTTTAATTTTTCTTTCTTAGTTAAAAATGTTGTTGGAGTATTATTATTTTCAAAAGTTCCATCAACTAGAACATCTGCATCTGTTGCTCCTGTATAGAAATTCCCAGAATCATTAATATCAAAACTTGTTGGAAGAGATGAGTATATTGAAGAAGCATCTGTTGGTCTATACCTATAATTTCCTATATGCTTTATATTGGTTGGACTGTTCATATTCCATTCTGCTGTTATTATTGACTTGTTCTTTACCGTCGAAGAAGTCTCTAAAAATGTTTGTAGTTCTTTATTTTCAAACATTATACTTCTTCCAAACTTATTGAAACGTTCCAGTAGTCAAACTTAGTTCCTCTTTTTTCAACAGAGTATGAAAAGTCACTAATAAACATCTCTACTACTTGATTGTATTGTGCTAAGTGATCATAAGCATCTGTTGTTGATTTAAAAGTACCTTTATTATCATACGTTAAGAATACCCAGAAAGAACCTTTGTGAGAGTTATACCACTCAAGCATATCTGCACCGCCAGCACCGCCATCAGTGGTGTATGACTTATTAGGAGATAATCCAGTAGTTTTGTCAAATGCAGGCAAATCTTCATGAGATCTCGACGGAATCATATTCCAGTTTGTGCTTAGGCTGATCTTGTCAGCAATATGATATGACCTCATACGGCCATTAATCATTCTCTCTCGTTTCTCAATTCTTTCTTCTGAAAAACTAAGTGGGGCTCTGTTGTCATCAGTAATTAATAAAAACTGATCTAAAAGTTCTGGGCTTGCTCCATCTGGTGCTACCGCTCCGACTTCGTATCCTTGAGGAATATATAAACCATTTAGTAGAGTGCCAGAATTTTCAGACCATAGCATTCCACTGGGTCTATAGTACTTCTTTCGTCCCTGAATATATTTTACTTTATCATCTATTTCGTTACCTGCCATTTAGCGACACCCCTCTAATTCTTCTATCATCAACCTGTTTAATTGTTGACATTACTGCTTGTGCAATTTCATTTGGATTCGCATCTGTTTTTGCATTAACAGTTAACGTATATGTATTATTATACACTGCCCCACCAGTTGACTTTCCACTATTGATTGCATTCATTGTGCCTACCCCGTGAGTATCTACTGCATACTTGCTCATAACAAATTCTCCTGGTGTTAACATTGCTGGAACTGTGTCAGTCCCTCTTGAAAGATTTCTAGTAATAAACTTATTCGCTCCTGCGCCACCTATGCCATTAGCAATTCTTCCTGAGCCAACTATTCCACCCTTTGCCCAATATCCATAACCTTTAAGAATTGAATCTCCTGCTGCGCCTAATGATGCTACCCATGGATAAAGTGCCAGGCCTTGTGCCTTTGATCCCTTGTGAGATGGGTTATTTGGATCGTACATTCCTGCTTTGGCTGCTGCCTCTGCTGCTGCCTTTGCTTCTGCCTGCGTTTTTTCGTCTGCTGCTTTCTTGTCTGCAATTGCTTTTGCTTGGGCATCTGCTTCATCAGAATCTTTGTCTATGCCCATTGCAAGTAATGCTCTTTCTTCTGGAGTAAGTTTTTGTCCAGAAGTTAGTTTTCTTAGTGCTTTAGCAACTGCATCTGCTTTTTCTTGAGCAGTCTTGCTTGCTGCATTTGCTGCTGCGGTCTTCGCTGCTGCTGCTGCTGCTGCTGCATCGGATGCAGTGTTATCAAATACTGTAGTTACAGTTCTAATTTCTTTAACAAGGTGCTCTGTTTCTACACTCTTAGGAATTGCATTAATCTTATCTAGAATCTCGCCCCACGATGTATTTGCTGCATCAACGGCCTTGGCTGCTGCCTCAGTTGCCTTTGCATACTCTATTGCCATCTCTTCAATCGACATTACCTTGTCAACTGTTTCTGCCCACTTATCAAGAGTCATGCCAGTAGTGTCGTCAATTGCAACTGCTTCTTCTGCAATTGCCGTCAAATATCCTTCTTGGGCTGCCAGCAAAGCATCATCTTTTTCTAATTTGTCTAGAATGCCCTGATGTGATGCCACTGCAGCATCAAGTGGTACTAAAGAATCCTTTAAGGTTTGAAGTGCTGCTTTCTGAGACGCTACTGCTGCTGCAACAGTTGCTGCTCTTTTTTCTTCAATTCCATTAATTTCTTCTTCTTTTTTAGCAATGTCTTCTTGTATTGGGATAATGCTTTCTCTTAGTGCTAATATTTCTTTTTCTATTGCTAATCTTTTCGGATCTGTTTCTAGTGCGTATATTTCTTGACTTATAGCAAATTGTCTTTCTGAAATCTGTTTTCTTGTCTTTCCGCTTTCGGCACCTACCTGAGAATCAAGTTCATTTGTTCTAGCATTTTCAAGGCCCTGCATCATTGAATCGCCATATGATGCTGCTGAAGTTGCTCTCATTGCCTGGGCAGCCTTTGCTGCTGCTGCGATATCTCCAGATGTAAGGGCATCTGCTAGGTCTAGTTGCTGACCTTGAGATTCAACAATTTGCTGATTTAACTCATTAACCTTTTGTAATGCCTCAACTTGTTTATCATATTTTTCATTAATGTCTTCTGCAGCCTTGTCCATAATTGCAAGGTCGTTGCTGTACATTTGATTCTCTTTATTAAGGACCTCTATCTTGTCTGTATATTGTTTCTTTATATCATCTTCTTTACCCTTTATGGTTTTTTCTATTTCCTTAATCTGATTTTGATAACCCTTGATTACATTTTGAACTGCTTTAATTGCATTATCAACACCCTCATTTGCTCTTGCCTCTGCATCTTGCAAAGAATTTTCAGCATTTGAAATTTGACTTTCTACAGCAGCACGAGCATTCTGAGCAGATTGAAGGTTTGCAGACGAAAGACTTATTGACTTAGCCTTTGTTGCCCTATCTGCCTGAATGCTTTTTATAGTTTGGTTAGCGCCAACAGTTGGTATTTCAGTTTTTGTATCTGCATATCTTTTGTCTACAGTTGCTTTAGCAATGGCTCCGACTTGCTGAGCCGCTTTGCCTGTTCCTACATACTCTGAAGTTGCGCTACCTAATTTTTCTAAACTTAAATTATTGTATATGGTTCTCTTTGAGTCCATGATCTTTTGTGCTGACTCATAACCTTGCTGAATCTGACTTGCAACATTACTGGTTGCAAATTGAATTGCAACCTTAATATCTGAGTTTGCCTGTATAGCCTTAAGACCAGCAACAATTTCTTCTAATGCTGTCGCTGCAGCCTCTCCACCAGTTGCATATTCATCCATTGCAGCAATCGCTTCTGATAGTTGATCTGGGTCTCCAATAATAGATCTTAATGAGTCATTTGAAACACCCTGACTCTTTAAGAATTTTGCAACATCTGGAATCCTTTCTCTATCCTTTTGTTCTTGAATTGCTGCTGTTCCTTTAGAAATCATGCTATTGATTTTTTGTCTGTTGGTTAACTGTTTAGTTAACTGAGCATTTATTTCTAGTTCTTTTTGAGTTATTGTTCCAGCAGCGATGGCTGAGGTCGTATACTCGTCTTGTAAAATATTTTCTATGCTGGCAGCGTCATATCCAGCAGCAAGTAATTTACGTCTTACGGTATCCTGCTTGTTTAATAAGTCCAGAGATTTTTGTGCGCCGACATTAAACTCTCCAACTACCGCTGCATCAAAGTACTTGTTGTAGGTTTTTCCAAGTTCAGATAGAACAACATCTCCCTCTTTTGCTCCTTCTTTTAAGAACTTCTTGGGATTGTATGGGTTAACGATTCTGCCTTTATTTTTACCCTTTTTAATTTTTGGCCCTGCTGTAGTAAAGTATTTCTTTTGTTCTACTGGATCTTGACTCATTGCAAAATCAATAAACTGAGCATTAAGTTTCTTATTAATCATTTGCTGCTCTACGCCTCTAAACCTATCTTCTACAGACTTAGAATTTCCTGCTGTAAGAGCCTTGTTTAGTTCTGCTATTCCTCCTGCTGCATTGATTGCAGCATTTCTAACATTCTTTAATCTTTGCAATAGGGATTCGTATGGATCTTCTTTTTTGCCACCGCTCTTGGGATCTGTATATTTACCTGCTGCTGCTGAAGCCTGATTTTGTTTAACTGATTGCATTGCTCGTTCTGCAGCAATTTGATCTGCTGCAGCGGCTTGTCCTGCAGGAGATGCCCAATAGTCTGCAACAGTTCCTGCGCCACCTGCTGCTGCAACCTTTTTCTTAGTAAACGCATCAATATCGCCTTGGCCTATTGTTTTCTTGACTGTAATGTATTCCTGAATAACGGTTTTCTTTATTTCATCTGGAAGATTTCCCCATTGATCCCATACTGCAAGAAGACCATCTAGATTTTCTGCTGTACCATCTCCATCAGTATCTAATTTAGAAATTATTTCTTTTGTAATTGGAGTTGGCATAGTTTCAACTACTTCAAGTTCTCCTTGAAGTTTTTTAAGTTTATCCATAGCATCTTCTTGTTCAAAGAATGCTTCAAGATTAATTTCTTTACCATCCATTTTTTCCATAAGAGTAATTGTTGAAACAAGTTTATCTGCTTCTTCGGGATCTCCATTTGCAATCTTAGCCATAATTGTTTTTACAACGGCCTTAGATTTAGTTCCCTTAAATCCACCAAGTGAGTTAATTAACTGAGTAACCTTTCCTGGGTCTTGTAGTTTTGTAGTTACATCAAGGAACTTATCAAGTCCTGCTTCATCATCGCCGAACATCTCCAATAAAGATGTTGCTGTTGCAGTAGGCATTGATCCAGAAGCGACAATAGTATTTATCTTAACTTCTATTTCTTTGCTATCTAGGGCTGCTGAAGTTTTTAAGAATGTGTCAGCAAAGGCTCCTTGGCCATCTGCTTCAGCCTTTGTTCTAACTTGGCTTGCTAACGAATCAAAAAAAGCGCCTTCTACCTGTGGACTTTCTTTAGCAATATTAAAAGCACGAAGTTGATCTTTTATTATATCTTCATTGGTTTTTCTTAAATCTGCCAAACCTGTTTTTCTTTTGTCTGCTAATGCTAATATTTCACCATCTATTTCTTTTTGTTTTGCTGCATCTGTAGTTGCTGCTCTTCTTGTTTGAAGTATTTTTAGGTCTTTGTCATATTGAGCATTAAGAGAGTCTTCCTGTGCTCTGTTAAATTCTAGATTCTGCACATTCATTGCTGCAACATCTGCAGCCATTTTTTTACGAGTGCCTTCAAATAGAATATTAATTGGATTACCGCCAGCACTATCTTTGTCCATATCTTGTTCAAATCTATCTGTAAGGTTTGTAGAAAGACCTCTTTGCTCTTCTACCAACTTCATTCTTATCTCTAGAGGATTCTTAAGTAAGTCTTCTCCGCTAGGTCCTATAAGATCTAGAAGCGTTCCACTTATTTGGGAAGTAAGTGTTTGATTATTTAAATTAATTCCAATTTGACTTGCAACACTGTGTGCTTGCTCTGCGCTCATTATTCCATCTGAAACATATCCAGCAAGTTGAATAGCCATTTGCTTTGCTGCTGTATCTGATCCAGATGCTAGGCTCTTGGTAAATCCATCCATCACATCTTTGCCTACTTCATTTTGTAAGAACGTAGCACCAAATTGCTCTTTGCCTCTGTCAAACCCAGTTGTGTATCTATCAGATGCATTTCCCTGTCTCTTTCTATCATAAATTTCACTTGCCCCAACCTTTCCAGTAAGAGCGCCAATGCCCTTCATTTTTTCTGTTGTTGCAAATGTTTGATCAACCATTTTAGACTGGGCTTCGGCTGCTTTCTTTGCTGCTCTGTCTAATAAGAATAGTCCACCACCTGTTGCTGCTAATGCTGTAATTGCTAAACCAAATGGTCCCATCCCCGCAAACATTGGGGCCATGCCTGCAATCGCAGATGCTCCCATTGCTGCCATACCAGCCTTTTCTTGGCCAGCCATCATCAAGCCCATACCCGCAGTACCAAGAGCCATAGACGCTCCACCAGAAATTCTTCCTACCTTTTCTTGACGAACTTGTCTATTTTGTTTAGCCTGTTCTCTTTGTGTTTGCTTCTGAGCCTTTATAGTTCTTTGCTGATCTTCTTTTACTGCAGCATCATAAGTTCTTGCTTGGGCAGCATTAAGTTGTGTTCTACGTTCATTTTCTACAAATGCTTTTCTTGCGGATTCGGTTTGTCGTTTTTGTATTGCTGCCTGCTCTTTTTGTCTTGCTGCTTCAACTCTTGCTGCCTTTTCAGCAGCAATTGCTGTTGCTTGCTTAGCCTTTACTTCTCTTTCTGCAAACCTTCTAAGAGTTCTATCAATTTCAGACTGACTAAATCCTTTAGCACGTAACTCTGTTGCTAACTGGCCCTGCTTTACTGTAGGATTTTTTAATCCTGGATCACCCTTATCTCTTCCAGGAATAACTCTAAGGCCCCTGGCTGTGGCAATTCTTGCTGCTTGAGTTTTTGTAAGAGTTGTCTGTCCTGGACCCTCAGATGAAAGTCTTCTGTCTGACTGCTTGTTAGTACTTGGAACTGTTCCTGGAGGTTTTGGTCCAGTATTTGCTGTTGTTAGTTTTGTTAGTGTTCCAGTATTTTTATCTAACTTATACTCTCCAGGCTTTACCAATACTTGGCTTGGATCAGTTGCAGCAAGGTTCATAATTTTGCTTGGTACAAATGCTTTGTCACCAAGAACTGTGCTTAGTGCTTGAGATAGTCTAATGTCTTTAGGAAGAAGTTTTGCTGATACTGCTCCTCCGTCTTTTTTAAACTTAAATACTCTCTGATCTAGTTCTGCTGCTTTCGCAACTAACGCTCTTTCTTCTTTTGTTGATGGATGCAGGCCTCTCGCCATGAAGTCTGCTGCTTTTTTATACTCTTGTGTTTGTGCATCTGTTAAACGTAAAGGATTTTTAGGGCCATTCCAATCAAGTATATTAGAACTTCTCTTCTTTGCAAGCATAAATGTATTTAGAAGACGAGAATCGTACTGGGCAGTTCCAGTCTTCATCTTTAAGGCTCCTTCTCTACCACCAATACCTAGAGATTCCGTAGGAACAATATGAGACAGTTCTGGTCTTAGGAAGTATCTAACCTTATCTGGAGGAAAACCAGCAGCAAGCATAGCCTTTCCTGTTTTAGTTTTAAGTGGATCTCCCACTCTTGCATTAAATTCTGCTTTTTGTGCATCAGCAATAGATCTTACAATTGGAGAAAGTGTTGCGCTTCCTCCTCCAGCAGTTTTTCCAGTAGATTTTAAATCTGTTCTAAAGTGATCTACGCCAGCAAATCTTCCAGTAAACCCTCCTCCAGCAACAAAAGAGTCTCCTCTTTTTGTTACTCCCATTCTATAAAGCATGTTATCTATAACTTGCTGAGATGATCTTGCGTATCTTGCTCTTCCGTCAGGATCTGACTTAAATTTCTCGTAGTCATCTTTATGAACGTATTTTATTTCATCCCCAACTTTTACTGGAACCATTTTTGATATTTCATCCAGGAAGGCTGTCTGTCTTGGAGTGTTAAAAGATTGTTCTTGCCCTGATGGAGGAACTACTGCTTTGCCACCAGACCATGCTGCTTCAACAATTGCTCTTCTTTGTGGATCAAGTGTTCCTAACTTGCTTGTAAACTCACTTTGTGCAGATGCTTTAAGATCATTAACTAGTCTGGAGACTTGCTCTCCTTCAGGAACATTATACTTTGCAAGTTGCTTTTCTACTATAGAGTTTGAGGCATCTGGGTCTACTCCTGTTATTGCCTTTATAACTCCATCTCCTGCTCTTGTGTGCATTGGATGAAGTTTAGACCAATCAGTTTTTGCCCCAGCCTCAAGTCTCTTTAGCATATCTCTATATACTACTTGCTCGTCTGGAGTTAGATCAAAAGATTTAATAACTCTTTGTAATCTTGGTATAGATTTTTTAATTTCTTCTTTAATCGCAGCATCGTACTGTGCTGGAGTCATCTTCCCAGCAATACCTGATGTTGCTTGTGCAAAGAATTTCTTTGCTCCACCCTTTACACCAAGCAAGTTAATAACTGCTTGCTGTTCCATGCTTGGCATTGCCTTAGAAAAATCTCTAAATCCAGATGCTCTATCAAATACTCCAGCAGTTCCAACATCGGCTAAAACGTTTCCAGATAGGTTTGGCTGTTGTAAGTCTTTGTCTCCTCTTAATGTTGACGCAACTAGTTGCTTAACCATGTCAGACTTTGAAAACTTTCCATCCATTTTTGCAATTCTTGGGTCATACGGAGATTCAATAACTATAAACTTTCTTTGTCCTGTTGGATCTGTTGGATCAATCATTGTTTTAATTGTTTGTTTTGGTGCTACAAGGCCATGAACCTCTCTAGCAATCTGAGTAGCACGTACTTCTGCTAATGCAGTCTTGTCATCTATTGTTGGTTTTACTACTACAATTTGTCCGTTAGGCTTTCTGTATATCCCGCCAACTCCACGTACAGGAAAACTTCTACCAGAGAATGGTTGTAAAAGTGTTCCAAAGTTGGTTGGTGCAACTGAACCAAATCTTCCAGCCTGAACAGAACCTGCAATCTTGTCAAGTATCTGTCTAGACTGTGATGTCTCTGCTACGCTTTTTGGCATTCCAATAAATGTTGGACCTGACTTCTTTTCTGGATGAGGCTCTGAGTACCCTTGACGGGCATCGCTTATTCTTTGATTTTTTGCTTGCTGTGCTACTCGTACTGCTGCTGGACCTGCAGATAATGGAATTCCTTTACCTGGACCTCCTGGAATTCTTCCAGCCATAAAACCTGGAACTTTGTCTTGGAACATTGCTGTAATTAAACCTCTATATTTGTCAGTAGTCTCTGTAGGTATAACTGCTTCTCCTGGAGAAAGCATTGCTGGCACAACATCTCCTGCACCCTTTGGTCCAGGAACGCTAAGAATTCCTTCTTGATACTTTTTGACTGGAGGCAGTTTGCTTACTGCTCTTTTTGCTCCACCCATTCCTCCAGCAAATAGTGCTGGATTCTGTGATGCCATTGATCTCATCTGTGTAGATAAAGAATTATATGATGCAGCAAGTGCAGAGACAGAAGCCTTTTCAACATTAAAAACTTCTATCAGTCTTGTGTGTGTTTGGTGAAGTTGCTGAGACGAAGCAGCGTTTTCAATCTGCTCTTGAGTCATGTAGTTAAATCCTGCACCCATTACGTTTGTTTGGCCGTTTAGTTTTGCTATTCCTCCACGAAGCATTGCAAAGAACTTAATAACATTTGCAACACCATTCATCAAAAGACCAAAGGTCATCAATAATACTGGTCCAAGTCCTGCTACTGCTCCAACAATTATTGCAACAACCTTTTTGGTTTGGTCACTTAAGCCATTAAACTTTTCAAACATTGATCCAAAAAATTTAACTACTGGGGTCAGGGCTTCAAGAAATGCCTTTCCTAAAGGCATAATTTCTTGCTTAAAGTTTTCTAATGCTGCTTGGAACTTGACTCCAGTTGACTCTTCTATCTTTTTCATTTCTCGCTCAGAGATGATTGCTAACTCTTCTACTGATGCGCCTGCTAAATCAAATGCTCTTGATGCTTGCGATCCTTCTTTTGTTACATTTTGGAAAAGTGTAGACAGACGTGAAAATTGAAACTTTCCAAACATTTGTTCAATTGCTCTGGCACGATTTAATGGGTCAAGTTCATCTAGCGCTCTTGCAAATCCAACTACTGTTCCCTTTATGTCTCCCTTGTTTGCTTCAACAAGTCCCTTAATGTTAATTCCCAAAGCACCCATAAACTTTGCTGCTTTATCAGATGGGTTAATTAATGATGCAAGGCCAGACTTAAGCGCATTTGCACCTTCTGATGCATTGATTCCACCTTCCTTCATTGCTGTAAGGAAGAACGCTAGGTCTTCAACAGAGCCACCAAGTTGTTTAACAACTGGTGCTGCCTTTGGAATTGCAATTGTTAAATCTTCAATAGATAGTAGTGTCTGGTTTTCTACTGCGTTAAGAAAGTCAATCTTTTTTGCAAGTTCTTCGCTAGAAATTCCAAATGCACTTTGTAAAGAAATAGTTGTCTCAAGTGCTTGCTGTTGCTCTACTTGTCCTAGTACTGCCAACTTTGTTGCTGTTTCAACTTGAGCGGTAAGACCGCTACCTGTAAAACCTGCTGCTGCTGCAGTTGCAGCCATGTTCATTGTATCTTTTACTGCTACGCCATATTTTGTATATTCAGTTCCTAATCTTCTTATGTTTTGTACTGCTGCTTCTACTTCTGCATCATTTGTGAATGCGTCTCCGTATACACGACGAAACTTTACAATCTCGGCATCTAACTCTTTAAATGCTTTTGCTGCTGCTGATCCAAACAAAGCCAAAGGCATTGTGAGACCAACCATCAACTGACGGCCAGCCCACTGGGTATTCTTACCAAAGTTAAGGAGTTGTGTAGACCCTTGCTTTAATAGTTGATTAAGGAATTGCTGTCTTTGTGCAGCATATTGAATTCTTGTTCCAAGTTCCGTAAATTTTCCACCAGCCATTTGTAGGCTTTTAGGCATAACTCTAATAGCATCCATAAAGCCAGAGTTGGCCTTGTTCATTTGAATGTATTGTGACTGTAAAGACTTTACCCTATCTCTGCGAGCACGATTAATAATTTCTCGCTCTTGTGCAAAAGCCTTACCCATAACACGGGTATTGGCAGTTGCTGCTGCCATGGTGTATCTGTAATACTCACGAAGAGATAACTTATTTTTTTCTAAAGCAGAGGTAAACGCTAATGTGCTTCCCGCAACCTTTACTTGGCTTGCAGAGAATTTTCCAGTTGCTCCGATGGACTGTAGGAGTTGTGCGTTTAAACCTTTTTGAGCATTTGCAGCAGCCAGGTTGCCCTCAGCAAGTGTTTGATGAAACTTACTGAGGCCTGCCTGAAGTGATCGAAGTTGTGCGAGAGCGGCAGCCGTATTAAAATTAATATTTATATTAGAGTTTACATCTGCCAATTCTCAAACACCTCTTTTATTTTATTTTGTTAACGAAGTTAATACTGCGCTTGATGCGTCAGAGTTTTGAACACCTGATGCTGCGTCAATAATTTCGTAAACTGTAGGAAGGTCTAAAAGTTCTTCTAGGGCTTCCTTACTCTCTGCCAATTCTGGCTTGAATTGTTTCATTGCAATCAGTGCACATTCAATAAGAATATCCATTGACTTATCGTTATCATCTGATGCCTCTGATAATAGGGCAAACTTAGCCATGAAAGGTCTAAGTAGTGACAACTTGAGAGGTCTTACTGCAATCTCTGTTCCGTCTATTAGTGTGATTGTCTTCTTGTTTAAAGGCTTGTCAGCCATAGTTCCTCCTTATAAGGTTTAGTCAATTATACCATAGCACAGGCTTATTTTTTAATATTAATATGACTCATAATCAATGCCCATGCCAATTCCAAACCCTGCCTTTTGTGCATTTGCACCCTGTAGCGCAAGAATATCGTTGCTGCCATCTGCAGCCCCTTTACTAAAAACTCTAGCCTTCATATCTTCCCAAGCATTTTCTTTACCACTCGCCTTATCTAAATCAACACCCTGCATAGCAGCCAAAAACTTTTTTTGACCATAATCCAGATCTCTTTTTACTTTAAGAGTTGCTACTATCTCTGGCATTGACATTGAAGATTCTAGTTCGTCATAGTCTTTCCAAATCCCCAGCAAAAATACCTCAGCCTCTAACTCTGCTAAATCTAACTCATCCCAAGTAGAACCGCTTTCTTTTGCTTGCTTTTTTACTGGCTCTTCAGATTTTTCATTTATTTTAATTCCAGCAGAGTAATCTAATAATTTATAAATTGTTGGCATGTCAATATTGTCCTCTAACTGCTCTTGAGTCTTTATGCTTGGATAGTATTGCCTCATAGTTATTGTTGCACACTTAGACAAATAGTTAATTGCCTCATCATCATTTTTTGATGTTTTTACATTTTCAAATTCTTGTAAAAACAACTTTAAGTATTTTATTTTTAATGGAGTGATGTACAACTCTGTTCCATCAAAGAGTTCAATTATAGAGGTCTTGTATATTTCTGTAGGCACTATATAAGTATACCAAACAGAAAGGCCCAACCCCGAAGGATTGAGCCTCTCATATATTAAGTTGTATTATGCTGACAGTGTGCGGTCTACGATCTTACCGTATGATGCGTTGTCGTTTGGAAGAAGACGGAATGAAACTTCAAACATTGAAGCCTCGTCACGCTTTGCTGATACTGTTACGCTCTCGATTGAGAGTGCACGATATGCAACATAGATTCTTTCCTTTGGCTCTAGAGAAGAACCAGAACCTGGTCCTACTGCTACGAGTCCACGCTCTAGTGGAACGTCACCAATATCACCAGCAGACATCTTAATTGATGTCGCATTTGATGCTGTTACTGGCTCCTGGTTATCTGCAATTGCTACTAGAAGATTTTCTAGTGTTGCCTCTGCGAATGCAGTGTTTAGATTAACTGTCATACCTTGCTTGAATAAACGAGCAACGTCGAGAAGTTGATCTACTGCTACTTCACCAAAATCAGGCTGGAATGCTAGTTCCAAACCATTTGATGTATATCCTACGTTTGTGTACTTCTCTGTCCAGTTTGGTGTTCCACCATCTGTTGAGAGTGTATCCTTGTAAGATGTTGCGGATCCTGCGAATGATGGAAGATCTGTCGCTGCTTGTGCGTCAGTGATTGAACCATCCTCATCGTATCCGATTGGGCCTGCGTCATGCGTAAATAGTGCTGCTGCACCTACGATGATGTTACTACTTGAACCACGGCTATATGCCATATTTCTCACCTCTTTCATTTTATTAAAAGGGGGTTGTTTCCTCAACCTAATTATACTACCTTTTTATTATATGTTTGGGTGCCAGTCGTAGTCTATGATGATCTTATTCCCCGCATAAGTACGGGCTGTTCCAAAGTCTACAATATCTCTGGTCTCTTCGAGTTGATATATCTTAAAGTTATGGAAGAACATTGGCAGAGATTCGCCATTCCACGCTGTTGGGTTTGCTGCTGCCCATTCATTTAGGTCTTTTGCTGAATCATCCCCATTATCAAGCAAGTCACTTACTTGTTGCTGTGTTATAACCATGTTCCTTTGTGCATCATTTCCTACTGAATAAAAATAATAGAGTAGTTGTTCGCACTTAATATATGGGAATGGCGTTCTTCTCATCTTAAACATTCTGTCATAAACACCAAAGACTCCGTTGCTCTGTGGAAATGTCTCAGTCAGGGCATCAATTTCTGTTGGAAGTGTTGGGAAAAAATATGTTGTTCCTTGAGAATTAAACCCAGGATCTATCTTTGACGCTAGATATGCATTAATAATTGTTGGTGGGTGATGAATTACTGCAGCCATTATGCACCTCTTCCTGCATTAGCAATCCAGCGATATCCAGTCTTTAATCCTAAAGACCTTCCTCCTGTTTTTGCAGATGTCATATTCTTCTTGTAGGCTTGTGGATACTTAAAGTATTGCAAAAGACCGCTTGAGTTTAAAAAAGACTGCCTAAAATAAACACCAAAAAAATTATTAAGTACATTTTCAAATTGGCCCCGTGTCTGCCCTCCAGGGTTTTCTACACGAACTTCATTTGATGTGTATACCTCTGTCCCATCAATCTCAAATCTTAGTGCGTTTGCTCTCTTTGGCTTAATCGTAACAGCAATACCTTCTTCCATAATTTTTGCTTTATTGTAAAATGGCACATTTGAACCCTCTTTTATAGAAACTGATTGCCTTAAAGATGAGGTAAATGTAATTCCAATATTACTAACCTTATAGTCTAAATCAAATAACCTTGCTTCTGGACTTCCAGTTCTTTGCCACTCGTAAACATGATGAAGTAAGTCTGGAGACATTCGGGCATTGGCATCAACAAACTGTGCTGCTAATTCAGAAACTTTTGGTGCCAGAGAAAGATAGAACTCCGTCTTTCCTTTTTGTACCCCATCTAAGAACCCAATTGAGTACTCCATTATGTTATTCATTTCTTTTTTGAATTGCTTACTATCAATTACTAGTTTTAACATTAAACATCACCTGACTGATTTTCTGATCTTCGTATTACTACCTTATAAGATTCAACAGTTCCAAATGGTCCTGTAAATGGTTCATACGTTGCTAACTCAAAAAGAGTTCCCTTGCCAGATCTAGGCCCTGATGTTTCCATGTATATTAGATTTCCTTCTTGGTCTTTAATATCTGTAATTAGTATGTTTGTTAATGCATTTTTGCTATCAAGCAAAGAAATTCTTATGTCAGACTTAACTCTTCCAACTAATATTGAGTTTTGAGTTATATTCACATTTGGCTTTACTTCTTCTTTAAATGCTGAGCCTCCTGAAGAAAAACTACAAGCAAACACTCTGTCTAGGATCCACTGCTTTTTAATTGCACCAAAGTCACCTTGCTCAATTATTGGATGGTAAACAGATGCTTGCATTGGGAACATGAAGTCTGGAGTCTCGCAAACTGTCATTATAGTACCCCAAGTTTTGTAATAGACTTAGCATACTTTGAAAGTATCTTGTCTACAATTATGTTTCCTGTTCCTTCGAAAAGACCCTTATCAAACTGAATTCTAAACTGATCCGTATTATAAGAAGAAATAAATCTCTTATAATAATCTAACTTTCCACATTCTATGTCGTGAATAAGCATCTCTGTTGCTCTAATAATGTCTGATGGAACAGTTGTGTATCCATACTCTACTGCTATAAGATAATCCCAACCTCTTCCAAACCCTCTATAAACAAATTGAGGATCAAGCGAGTCTGATGATGCTGCTGGAAGAACTAGAGGAGCAGACTCTGCACGGTTAATATTGTCTACAGACTTTTCAACAATTGCTGTCTTGTCTGATGTTACTTCATACTGTCTGTCTTCAACTAGCACATTATTTTCGTGAACTGATAAAACCTTTTTTACATCATCCCAGATTGGCAGAAAGTCTGATCCGCTTCCTTCAAAGTGCAAAACCTTTTTCTTGTAGTAAAATCCTTCTGGAATAACCGAGTCTATAACTGCTCTTGCAATCTCTTCGTTTACTGCATACGCTGCAATATCTGATGCTGTTGTTGCTTTGGTTGATGGATCTACATACGGTCTAACAATCTCGTATGTCTCATCCTGTAAAATTTGTTCATCGGACGTACCAAGATCTTTAGTTATCTCAACTCTATATGCTGAGTCGTACTTGCCTGGCAAAGAAATCTCTAGCAGTTCTCCAGAAGATGACTCTGCAAATGTTGATGTTGAAATTGAAAGGTCCGCCATATCCGTTATGGTAACAGTTATATCTGCATCTGTAACTCCCGCTGGAATTACAAAATTAACAGGTACTTCTGCATATGGCGAAACTCTCAATATTTCCATAATTATCCAAAAGCCTTTTTGACTTCTTCTGGTGTGGCAATTCGGACATGTGATCGTGTTAACCACTTGTCTGCTTGTGCCTTTGTTACGATGTTATAGCCCTTAGAAATTGAACCAACCTCTTCCCAACGAACGCTCTTTGTTGAGTGGACTGCTACCTTTTCTGAAAGGTCTACTGATTGTTCGATTACAATCTTTGGGCCGTCTGCTGCCATTGATCCAATAGCGCCTGTTTCTGTAAATCCTAGTGCTTGAACTGGCTCTTCTGCTGCTGGTGCTTCGACTACTGCCTCGACAACTGGTGCTTCAATAACTGGCTCTGCAACTGGCTCTGCTGGTGTCTCTACCACTGGGGCTTCGACATGGTCATGCTCTTCATCATGTGATGAAAACGGATTGTTATAATTATTATTTTCCATTTGTATCCTCCTTGTTTGTATTATATCATTAAAGTATTAAGGGGGACAGGAGAGTGAACTCCCGCCCCCCATTAAAGGTACTGTTTACAGATTATGCATCTGCAGCGGAATCAGCGAATGCAATTGCATCCTCTTCTTCCCAGTTGATACCGAAGCGAACGAATACAGTATATTCAATTGTATCCTTCTTTGCTACGTATTCACGGTTTACAGTGATGTCTCTTTGGAATCCCCATACACGGTTTGCAGGGAATGTCAAATCGATATAGCCTGCTGGGTAGTAAGGAACTTCCTGAACTTCAATTCCGAGAACACGAGTTGTACGTGCTCCACCGAATGTCTGTCCGATACCATCAAGGTATGACTGGCGGTTTGCCTGGGTTGATCCTGGGACCTGTCCAGCAAATGCTTCTGCAACTGCATCAGCAAGTGTACCGTTGTTCTTAACGATTCCACCGAATGCGTCTGTACCTGCGTAGAACTTAAGATTGTTCTTAAGTGCACGGTACTTACGTGGCATTGCATTGATGATGCCCTGCATTACATCAGGTGTCCAAGCATTATCTGCTACGGTCACTACTGACTCATGTGCATCTCCGTTTGACTTTACCTTGTTGATAAAGCCTGGCATGATTGACAAGAATGCTCCTGTTGCACCATCACCATTGATAGCGAGATCTTCGATATCATTTGCGAATGCGTTGGTCATCAAGCGTACCAAGTGATCTTCTAGAGCGTCACCTTCTACACCATCTTCCAATGATTCTGCTGTTACTTCCCAATCAAGACGAATCTTTTTGGTAGTAAGTTCGACCTTAGAGAATGTTGCACCTGTGTTTGTGTAGTTACCAACTGCTTGCGCTGCTGCACGAATTACACGCTCACCGACGTTTACCTTCTCAAGTTCCATAGAATTAGCCTTCATTGTTACACGACGGCCATCCTTTGCTAATACTGTTGCATCCCAAACATAGTCGATAAAACGACGTGCCTGCTCAGGGCGCAAAATTCCAGAAGCCGCTGAACCACTAGGGTTAACAGCGTTTGCTCCGCTTGTAGAACCAAGAGTTGCTGTTGGAATGTTGCCCAGTGTGTCTGCTCCTGGGTTTGATACTCCACCAATTCCACCTGATGCGAAAGCACCTTGACCCTGGTAAAGTCCTGGTGTTGTTCCACCTAGATCTCCACCTGCGCCTGGCTGGTTTTTGATTATTTCTTCTGACATATTGTCACCTCCTAGTGATTTGTTCATTTGAATAGATCGGCTGTTTTGAGGAAACTACCGCCCCATAGGGATTTTTCAACCATTTCAGGCTGAGACTGAAAGATATCGCCGATATCTCCAGACTTTCGGAATGCGGTGTCTGCTTCCACAGCGTCTACTCGTTTTCCAAATTCGTTAAATTCACTTGATACTGCTGCAATATCTTTTGCAACTGCCTCAAATGATGTTTTTGCTGTCTCAACATCAACCTTTGAAGACTTAAGAAGTTCTACTTCTGCCTGCAAAGATTTAACTGTAGAAACTAGATCGCTAAAGGCTGATTCTAGAGTATTTTTCATTTCAGTAACTGCATCAGCAATTACCTCTTCTGACTTAGATACTTCTACAACTGCTTCTGTTACTGTCTCAACTGATTCGGCAACTGGTGCCTCTCCGTTTATATCTACAAGTGCCTTCTCAACTTCAACAACTTCTGCTGTCTCTGTATCTTCTGCTTTTGTAATTTCTTCGGTAACTTCTTCAACTGCCTCTGGAGCGACCACAACATCTTCAATTACGTCTGTCTTTTCAACTTGTGTTTTTGATTTTGTCATAGGTTGTACCTCCTTGTTAATCTTAGAAGTATTAATGCCTTTAGCACTATCAACTAAGAATTTTATCATGTCTGTCTTTTCATTATCCGTTTTTTCAACGAAACCTATATTTTCCATTTGCTCACCAGTAGTTGGACTCAACTCTGATTCATTTTCTGAAACCATAACAAGACCTGATTCCTTGTCATAAAAAACATTTTCTAGAACTGTTTCGTCGCCCTTAATAACATCTACTCCATCAACCTTTTCAACGGATACAATGTTTGCAAACTGATTTGCTGGGGAATCTACAAGACTCAACTCAATCAAATCGTATTGCTTAATAATTCTAATTGCCTTGTCTGACTTCTCGTCAAACCCATCATCCCACTTGTTCATTCGTCCACCAATAGAAAAACCAGTTAGTGTTCCATCTAGAACCTTTTCCCAAGTATCTTGTGCACCCTTTGAAACATATGCTGATACAAATACTCCATTATAAAACTTCTTTGAATCTGGATCAAAATACTTATCTGCTTTAAATGAAACCATCTTTCCTACTGCTAGTGGCTGATGCATTTCTCTGATGTTCCCTCGGAATTTTGCAAAGGCATCCATTGATGCTTCGGCTGTTACGATGTCATCTTGCTTATCTACATTGTCTAAAGATGCAAATCCAGAAACGATTCGACGCTCCTTGTCCACTTTAGTAAGTGGCATAGAAAGACGTAAATTCTCCCCATCTGAATTCCAATGGGCTTTGGATATATTAGTCACTATCATATTATAAGCCCCTTTTTATACATATATCACAATGTGGACATATTGGACATTAAGGGGTTTTTCTTCCCTCTCCCTTTGGGGCTCTTCCAGCAACTGTTGAAGTGCTGTCAGAGTTGTTGTTTGTTCTTTCAGAGTCTCTTGCCCTCGTTGTTGTTGCCTCTGCTGCGGTTGTTGGCTTAAGGTCTAAGACCTCATCTCCACCATCTCTTTGTGGCATATCTAAAACAACTCGTGCCTCGTTAGGAGTCATGATCTGATTCTTAACATAGCGCTCAAGGATTTGAGACTGAGCAATTTCATCAGTAAGTGTTAACTCGTTAAACACAAACTCAATGATGTCTGTCTTTTCACGAATAATCTTGTTGATCATTTTTTCAAGTTGTCTTTGTGCTGGTCTTGCAACCTGCTCCTTAAAGGTACGATCCTGTGCAAGTGCTGCTGCAATAGATCCAGAATCGCCACCTCCAAGTTTAGACAATGGCACTTGATGTGCTACCAGGATATCATCACGGTTTTGCTTGCGATACTCTTTAAATGATCCGTCTTGTATACCGTCTTCGATGGGCTCCATCTTAAATTCAACCTTGTTGTTTTCGCTATCACCTGGAAGTGGAATATATAGCGTTCTGTGCGATTGACCTCTGAGACTTGTCTGCAAGAATCTAAACATCTTGTCTTCTGCATCTCCAGAAAGTTTTGCACCCTTTAGCGTTACAACATAACGTGGCACTGCCTTATTTGCAAAGTAATCAATATTATATTGTGAAGCAAGTGAGTCTCCGTGCAGTGAGTTAATAGCCGACATAATGTCTGGCACTCCATAGAATGTGTTGAGAGGTGAGTACTGCTTAAAGTGAATAATCTCGTTTGGTCTAGAATCTGTTGTTAGCGGGTTTGGATTCTTTGCTCCGAAGTTACGGAAGTAAACAATCTTATTTCCAATGATCTGAACGTATCCGTCTTTAATTCTTCGTACTCGCATTGTTGTTGATGGTATATGTCCAACGTATCCAATTTCTCCACGAGTGGTTCTACCAATTTCTAGATAACCATTTCCAGTTGACTGTAGGTCTGTGTAAACCTTTTCCATTGTTGCAGTAAATGAGTCATCGTCATTAAGTGACTCCAACCAATCTCTTGCCTCAATCTTTGTTCTTTCAATTCTCTTTCGTGCCTTCTGTGTTGCACTGTTATCTTCTGATGACTCAAGTCTCATCATTGTTCTTTGAGAAACCTTAAACTCATATCCAAGGCCTACGATGTTCTCTACCTTAGCATCAATGGCTGCGTGGTTAGCAAATGATGTGTCGTAGTAGTTTGCTAATTCATAAAGGTTCCATGGAGGTGTAATGACATCAAACATTCCGTAGCCATTTACATATACTAGGCCTGGGTTTATTTCTTTTGACTGTGCTCCATCAATACCGCTTTTTCCAGCAAGTGCTGCAGTTGTATATTGTGTTGTTGGCTCAACCATCTTTGTTGCAGATCTACTAATGCGTCTTTTAAAATTTGCTTCTAGTCCGTCAAGAGACTTTAATGTTTCCCAGTTGCCACTAAATGGATCAGACTTTGAAAAGGTGTCATCTTTTTTTATTACATCATCAATTCTTGCACCGATTTCGTACTCATTATATTCCATGATTAATCCTCGTCTCCATACTTAGCAATAGTATCTTTTGCTGCCTGAACTGCACCAAGGTCATTTAGAGAAGGAATAAGTCCAGCGTTTAGTCTATCAACTTGTTCTGAGTACTCTTCTTCTGATACTCTGGTTAATCCTGGAACAAATACGCATGTACCGTCTCCTGGATCGCCGTAGTGCATTGCAGTCTTTTTTAGTTCCGCCATTCTAGAGATATCGTTTTTATCTGAAGGAATGTTAAGTACGGAACCATTTCCGTCTGTAAACCACTTGCCATTTGCCTTCTTGTATACATAAAGGCCCCAGTCATAGTTCTTCTCGATGACTTGTCGTCTTACATTTTTTACAATCGGTTCACCAGTTTTTGGGTTTATTAAGGAATCCATAACCATAAGTATACCATATTACACAGGATCCTGGATAAACTGACTCCAGTTTACATCCGTAAAAATGGTGTAAGAGTAATTTCCCAGATTGATAGGTCTTTCATCGTCTACAATTATCTTATTGGTTCCAGTATAACTCTTGTAAACATCTGATGGGTCTACCCCGTAATAACTCTTTTCTGACAAAACAAGCACCTTATTCCAGTTAAAGGCAGGGCTTTCCCAAAAATCCCAGTTGAGTGGTTGAGTCGATGAACCCAAAACCCTTACCCTAAACCATGGTCTTTCTGATATATTCTGAACTTCCTGTAGGTTTGTAGACTGGTAGTAGGATATGCTGTTAAATAGTAGTGGTCCTGTTAGTCTTACTGCTCCTTCAAAAAATGAAAAATTAAGACTGCTTAAAAAGTTAATTCCCAAGAATCCCCACTCTTGTAGTGTGATGATTGGCTCTTTAACTATCTTTCCATTCCAATAGAACCCAATGCCGTCTTGGACCAATCCTGTCCTTGCATCTAAAGCATAGATCTTTGCTCTTCTTCCAGTTGGATCGCAAGCAACCATATAGAATTTTATGTATGAGTCTTGACTTTGTATTTCAAATATCTGAGTAGGAGCATATGGGAAATAGTCTCCATCAAACCTAACTGCCATTTGCATGGCTATCACTTTAAATCCTTCTGCACGACTTTCATTGATTGGAATCAAAAGACCCCTGTTTATAAGTGGATCAAATTTTCCTCTTAGTTGTATTCCGCTATCCTTAGTTAAATATAGATATGGAGAAGAACCCGTGTAAATTGAAAACGGATTATTCTTTTTAAAGTCATAATAAATTCCACTCTTTGTGTAAGGATATATATCTGTTCCAAACCTTGTTCCTATAGGACTTGCATCAGACTCGTTAAGCGCTTGGGATGCGTAAGAAAGTTTTTTAATTATAACGTTATTTCTTTCTGAATTTTTTAAATTTACCTCTAAGTGTGTAACAATAGAGAGGTCATTAAAATCAACTCCAGTTGGTGGGTAAATAATCATATTGTTAACAACTTCGTACTTTGTAGTCATCCAGTCTGCTCCAGGAACCAGGACTCCATCTCTTGAAGGTCTTTCAGTCTTTGTAAAATAAAAAGGAGTTTGGTTTGCTCCTAACTCTGTATATTGGAAAGTTACATAAGACTTTAAAAGAGATTCGTCTGTATCATACTTATACTCTTTTGATATTTTATTTTTTAAATCTTCATAGTCATTGTATCCAGTAAATAGATAGTTATCCAAAGAGGTATAAGTTCTTTGAACTGGAGTTCCGTATTGTTCTGATAACTCTGCGTATGTCCACTCTTCTGGTTCTGTCTCTATTGCTATAGTCTTTGATGGTATAGGGTAGTCTATATTAAACTGAACAAAATCAAGATCAAAATATTGATCCCCTCGTTTATCGATAACGGACTCAGCAAAATATGTCAGTGGTAGTTGATCTTCCCAATATGCGTTTGTAGATACTGCAAGTTTGTATTCATTAAAAACTATTTCTGGCAAAAGAGTATAACTTGCAATATGATCAATAAGAGCGTCTTCCTCTGAAATAACAACAGACCCTCCAGAAATTCCTCCATTTACCGTATCTGTTAAGCCTCCGTATGGTGGCATAGAGGTTGTATCTATTCCTCCATCTATACCTACTAACTGAGTATTTTGATAAATAGCAAAAAGGTCTTCGTTCCATATTGGGACACCTATTTCATTAAACAGTCCCCTGATTTTTTGAAAATTATACTTTGTACAGAATCCAACCTTATAAATCTTGCCTTTAAATGTAGATAGCCCATCTTTGTTTCCACCTATATACATTCTCAAATCTGACAAAGATCCAAAGAAGTTTGACGCTGGATATCCAAATTTTGATACAAATGTTGGAATGTCTAAACCTACATCAACTATCTCTCCTGGAACTGCAAGAAGAGGAGTATATATAGTTTCTTCAGTTCCATTGTAATTTATCTTATAAGATATCTGATTGTTTAAAAGTTGTATTAAGAAGTAGTCTCTGGTGTTTTCTTTTTCAATTCTAAAAAGTGTTTGGACAGAACTCGAAGTTTCTGGTAACTCAAAGCATCCATAAAAACCAGAAACTGGAGTATTAAGGAAATCAAAGTTCTCAAAAAATAAATACCCAGATACTAAGTTCCAAGAACTGTCTGGCTTAAATGAAAAGAATTCTTTTGTTCCTGGTGTCTGAGCAGTTTTACAATCTAAAAATAGTTCTTCTTTTGTTCCTGAAGACAAAACTATTTCTGGAAGAGGGTGTGACAAAGCAAAAAGCGTACCTTTAGATACACCCATGTTATCGCTAAACCCTTGACCCCAAGAACCAATGTTTGGATATGAATAGTTTGCCGTGTAGTCTGCAAAAGAATAATCAATAAACACAGAAGTTCCGCTATAAGATGTATTAATGTTTTCTGGTATATCAACACCCTGTCCAAAAACAAATCTTCTTTTTGCAACTGAAGATGAAACAAGGTATGGATAAATTCCAACACAATCTATCTCTATTGGAGATATGTCTTCATATGCGTAGAACCCTATCCAGTCTTGATCTTTGCCTTGTGATGTCATAGTTGGCAACAAAAGAGAGTCTGTTGAATAAGTTAAAGATATTACTTCTTGCCCGTTTATAAGAAGCGAAGCAAGATCTTCTCCAATTTTCATATGTACTAACATTGGCCTTGTCCATTCGCCAACGTAGTATGTTTTATATTCATTATTAATTCTTAGTCCTATTGAGGGCCCGTCTACATATATACCGTCGGCTGATGCGATTGGACCAATAATTCTTTTTCTTTCGCTGCTGTATGAATTTATTCTAATCCAAGCCTCTAGCGTGTATTGTCTAAACTTTCCAGACTCATTTAGTAAGCCCACTCCAGGAATGATTAAAGAGGGATCATTCTCATTTGGATATATTGCTGTTAGACCCGAAGTTCCGTAAACCATGGGAACTCCTACATTTTTTGCCTTAAGCATGTTATCAGAGACTAAGTAATACCCATCTAACTCTTGCAACCCATAGCATTTTGCAACGATTGCTTCTTGTGTAGTAACTGCAATATCTTTATCAGATATATCTATTGGGTTTACTCCAAGAGATGTGGAGGCAAATTCTTCTGACCACTGTCCAAAAGTTAAACCATTTACTAAAAAAACATCTTCTGTCTCTGATCCACCAAGAAAGTTAATTTTAAAAACAAGTCTTATTTTTGTATCATCAGGTGGAGTATCAAATGTTTCTGAGATAAAAACCCAACTATTGTTTATAATTGTGTCATAGTTTTTGAGATGAGTTATGGTTTGTCCACTTGTTGTATCATCATATTGATACCCAATTTCAAAACCAGATACGTAGGAACTTTCAGAATAGAAGTATCCGCCTATAGAAAATGTTTTTAAATATTTATTGAGGTCTTGTAAATTTTTTGTTTCTTCTGTTTCTTTGCTTATCATAATCACAGATGCAGAGTCATTGCTTGTTGGAGTCGCAGTTATTTTACCTACATAACTTCCAGTAAACGGCTCATCAACTGATTGAGGATAAGCAGAAACAGTTCCACCAGTTATGTTCCATTTTGCTGTGTTGGATAAAACCCTGTCAGCCTCTGAAATTAAAGAAATATAGTCTGCTTTGTCATCCAATGCCCATAGGCCAGTCGGATGCTCAGCAAAGACTTTTTCGGCATATAGGTTTGATGGATTAGACATTATGAGTCTATTTTACCACAGAAGACTACTTGTTTATTTTCATTTCACAGTAGTCTGTGGTGCAGTACATCTCACCTTGAGCCTCAAGATTTTCTTCTCCATCATAAATAGCAGAAAAATCAATATGCTTCAACTTGCCAATATACGACTCATATTGCTCTTCAGTGATTTGAGTATATGGCTGTTGTGGATATGTGTGATTTCCCATTGGAAGGAATGAGACTGCTTTTAGTTGTCCCTCGTACATATGTAGTGCTGGAACAACATGCTTTGACTCTGTTTCCTTGTCAAATGAAAGTGTTACAGAAACTCCATTATCAGACCAGTACTTCTGAGCAGTTGCAGCAAGGGCAATCTTCTCAAACAATGTAACATCCTTTTCGGATCGTGGATGTCCTGACTTAATTGGGAAGTATACAACTGATGTGTTTGCTGATACTACATCATCTTCAATTGTGTACCCTGCTGCTTTGAACAAGTGCATCATTGGATCTGTGTTTCCAAAACGAACTGCACGAAGGAAGAAGTTTCCTCCAGGCCCCCAGTGAACTCCAGGAGTTGCACCAGAAAGAATTGAAACTGATCCTGATGGCTTAACTGTTGTTACACGAATTGATTCACGAACACATAGCCATTCT